GAACACTTAACTTTCTCCAAAGCTCTTCCCAATAGCCGTAGTTAGCCGCACCATCTCCGTCTATGTTCATTAAAGCTATCACGTCATCCAGCTCAGGAGTAAAGATAGACGCAAGTGGCTGATTTAAGTAAAGTTGTCCAACTGACTTTACTCCAGATGTGAAGGTGACATTGTTACCTTGAAAGATAAATATTTTCACCTGGCCCTGAAGACCACCCCTTATTTGTGTTATAGCTGAAGGGCCAGCAGCGCCTAGTATTATTTTTTCAAGAGGTATAGACGTAAGGTCCTCTCCAGTACCTACAACCATGGCGGTCGTTCCGGCAGCTAGAGTCAGTTCAGTCGTTGTTATATCTGCATCACCTGAGATTATCGAGTTAACCTCAACTCTACCTTCCCTTATATATGCAGGGATCTCCGCTACTAAAACCTGATCAGTTGGTTGATTTACGTTTAGTGTCATCTTTCTTTCCCTCCAGTATGCCAAGGAAGATATCTGGCAAACCTAGCATATAGTCAACTGCTTTCTTCCTACCATTGATGTCTCCTATATGCAGTAAGATCGCAGCAGTCGATGGATTTTCAGTTGCAGCATCGTCCACTATTGCATCTTGTTCAAGTGCAAATCCTTCTTTCCAAGACTCAAGTTCGTTTACTATATCGTTCCAAAGGATAGAAGACTTAAGGTCCTCTATTTGATCCTTTGTCGCATTAATTTGCACTTCTTCCACTAGATATTATATACCTTAATGACTTTGTACATAAGTATGATTGTTAAGGTAGAGGTAGACAATGCACCACCTGGATCTGCCACAGGGACAACAGCTATTATTGGTTTATCTAGGAGCCTAGTAACCTCACCCCAGTAAGATACTCCAGACTCAATAGCAATAGCATCTGCACCGCTGTTAAGAAATGTAGAATCAAATCCATCATAAGTTAGTACAGTACCAGTCCTATCAGTTGCACGAATCTCAAGATCATTACCACCAGTGAAGGCAGCTCCACTGAAGTCAAGGTAAGCTATAGCTTGGTCAATAGTGATAAATTTGTTTGGGCCGGGTGCAGTAAGCAATGTCTGAGGTGTTGTAAATAAGGCCCTGACCTCATCAGCTGTTAGTCTAACCTTGATAGAGTTATGCAAGATATCGTACCGATCAACAAATCCTTCTCTGGTTTCTACTAAGTCAAAAAATCCTTTCATGGTATAACCTCCTATTAGTACTCAGTCTATCATAATGAAACCAAGTTTCCTTTCTCCACTTCTCTTGAAACTTCTTCGTCTGGCATGACTTGAGGTTGGACTTGGTTAATGTTACGTTTAAAATCTTCTACGTTCTTAGCTCCAAGCTGCTGTGCTATATATATGAAGATTCTAGTTATGTCAAATTGCTGCATTAGTTCTGGAGTTGTACCTATTACCTTAAATAACTCAAGCCATGCTTCGGAGAAGTTACCTCCTGGAATAGAGCCATCTCGAACTATGAGGTCGTAGTTAATTGCCAAATCGTAAGGTGATGCAGGTACACGAGTAATTTGTTGTACCTGACCTTGACTCTCAGATGGATTGAAGGTTTTAGTCAGTTGCTCAGCATAACGCCCGACTATTCGTACATAAACTTCCTCAGTCATGTACTGCTGAACATGCGCAGCAAACATAGTGCCTACATCCTGCATAAACTGCATACCTATAATCATGGCAAGGCGTTGTAGTCGTGAGACTGCACTTCCACGAGTCCCCTGGAATTCACTTCTTGTCAATCTCTCAGGTCCTCCCATTCTAAGGGCTCCCTGCATAGATTGGTCCGCTCCACTTATACGATCCATCCACTGAGTGATATAGGCGGAGTCAGCTATGTTGGCACGAGTGATGTCTTGGACAGCAAGTTGTTGAACTACCTTATCAACTCCACGACCCCATGCAGGACGACGCAGACGTATAAGCTTCCCTGGCTGCGGGTCCTTTAGATCTTCTATGTTAACCAGATAAGGGTCAACAATAAGCATGTCATTAATAGCTTTTCTAACATTGGCAATATGTGAGTTGAATAAAAAATCGAGCGTATGCTGTAGGCCATATAGGATTTCTACCCTCCCAATAGGTGTGATTGAATAACCGTCGTATTCAGGAGATGCAACACTTATAGGATACATTCCATGATTGTGGTCTGCTCTTTCACAAGCTATTATTATATCATCTGCAGCGAGTTCAAAGTACCATTTCTCTGGATATTCCTTGGTAGAAAGTTCCCAATCTTTTGGAATTAGGTTGATGTACATCTTAATCACATCTATAGGATTAACGGTGTTAGTCATTGACCTATGCAAGTCGGTAGACCCACCGTGTCTAGTTTGGCGATCACTTTGATCAAGTGCAAGGGTTGACCTTTTGTCTCCTTTGGCTTTTAAATACTTAACATTGAACAAATTTGGCTTAGGCTCGCCCTCATCACTTAACAGATTCATATAGTTATCACGGTCTACCCAACCGATGAATTCACCATCTTGTATGTTAGCACTTGAAACAGATGGATCAGGTAGCCACATGTAAGGGTCAATGTTGCTTAAGTCATTGCCCTCGAAGAGTAAGGAGTCAACCATTTGGACGATTTTAGTTTCACTCCCACCAAGTTCAGACTCTGTGAATATAGACGATTTAATTGGTCTGCGACCTCTAACAGTCTTCCAACCAGGTATTGCAACTCCTACTCCGTAGCTTAAACTATCACGTAGAACAGTATGTACAGCAAGAGGAACCTTGGTTTTAATACAGTGAAGACGAATAACAAGTTCCATCAACATTGTGCCAATAGTGTCATCGTCTTCCACACCCTCGTATTGAAACATAGGATCTTGAAAGAAAGCCATTGATAGATAAGTTAACAAAGCTTCAAGCATTGAATAGCTATATGGAAATACTATCGAAACAGGTTTTGCAGGATCCTTCGTTTTAAGTTTCTCTTCTTTATCTTTTAGTGGGATGTATGTTGTTAGTGTCTTGTCTATCTCCCTCCAAGAATCAAAGCGCTTGGAAATTTCGTGTCTAGCCTCAGAGGCCCGCTGCCAGATTCTGCTCCGAAGTTTATTGTGGAAGTCGCTATCTGGTTTTAGATCAAGGTCGAAAGGGTATTCATAGTCAAAGGTTTCTCTGCTATAAATATCATTCTTCCAAGATGTAGGCTCTCCACGGACGATGTAAGGCATTTCTGATATCCTTAAGCCTAGATGGCTTCTCCAAGTTTGTTTGCTATATATTCAAATTCTGCGTGAATTACTACAGGATTCACTGCTGGATCGTTTCCAGCGACTAAAGCTATTCTTGATAATAAAATAAATACCGTATCATGGGCGGCTAGTGATCCAGCAGCTATAACCCCTAAACTAAGATCAAGCATTCCTTTGGCTACGGCTAGTACGTTTATATCTCCACTGTCCAAAGTTCCAGTATGGGTAGCTCCATCCACAGCCTCCGAACCATCTTCCGGAACTGCACACCAAACTCCCTGAAATCTTATCTCCGCACTATTAAAAGCATAAGCCTCATTTGTATATACGTGGATTCTTATATCTATCCCAGTAGAACCATCCCAATTTGTAGGGACCTCAAACGACATATAGCCATCGTCGTTTACAGCAAAGGCATATCCATGAGTATTGCCTAGGCGTGTTAAGGTAGGCGCAGTTGCTCCCTTACCAATGCCATCGAGAGGTGATATAGCCTCCTTTAAAACTCGCGCAGTTGTAAGTAGCGTAATTTGACCAGCATCATTTATTGTAACCAAACTGTTCTGAATTATTTTCCCAGTGACACCATCGAATCTGGCAACTGCTTCATCAGTTGATGCACCAGGACCGACTACGTTTCCGACTATACCTCCAATATCCTCAAAGCGAAGAACATGAGGATTCACTGTAGGAGCTAGAGCTACCTTCAGCTGACCACTTGTGATAAGAGCAGCTTGGTCTGGAGCAGCAACTCCGTCATATTCTAAATCTGGATCATTGACAGGGTCTGTGTCTTCATAGAAGAACGGCCCAATTGATCCTGCAAGCCATGAGTGTCTAATTGCCATAATTCGTTTAAAAATTAAACGGTCTTATAAAGCCAATTTGATCAGAATAACTATGACACCTATTAAACTCAATGTTGCAGACGCCAAAGTCCCAACCACCAATTTTTGCATACCATCCCACTTGTCCCACAATCTAGACACATTGCCCTCCAAAGAAGTTATCTTAGCACAGAAGCCAGAATGTTCTGGGCATATAAAGTCGTTCATCAGACATACCTCCAGTCCTCAACAGCTTTATCATAGTCAAGTTCTTTGTACTCAGACTCAATATCAAGTGGGTTTTCCTTTGGACTAAAGTATCGTTCTCCAAGTTCAAGCATTTGGACTATGTATGCCAAGCAGTCCATTAAGTCCCAGAGTTTAGATCTTGGGAACATTAAAAGTTGCTGTTCAAGCCTTTTGATAGTCGCACATGAAGCATTGTGATAGAGATAGCCGCCTCGGTAGTAAGGAACAAGTTCTTTTATCCGCATAGCTTTCTTCTCACCACCTCGCGGCTTTAGCCAAACAAGTTCGAAGAAAGTTCCTCTACGAAACATCTCATTCTTTATAGGTTGTTTGATAAACTCATTTAGTGAGGTTTCTTCAATACCTAGAACCTTTGCACCTAACATCTGAGCCATTCCAAACAAGGCATCGTAGATTTCGTCTGGGTACATCTTTTCAGAAATTGCATCGCGGACGTAGAGCTTTGCACTTGCTAAGTCAATGCCTACACCAACAATAGCTGATTCGGCAGAGTGAATTTTTACAGTTTTTGCGGGGTCTAAAATGACTACAGTTTCTATGTTTTGGTCTTGTTGAATATCAACATCGAGAGTTTTAAGGTCTTCTTCCCTCCCATGACGATCTGGGGGTAGGTTGTAGTAATGAAAATAACCTTGCTGAAAAGCCGAGTCTTTTGTAGAAATAGGCAAGTTACGAAGTTCACGGAAGAAGACATCGGTTTGTCCAGCGTCAACATGCTGCTGCCATTCCTTTTCAACTTCTGCATCGGACATAAATTGTGTGGCAGTTGATTTAAAGTCATCGTCGCAAGCTTCAAGACGAATAGATTCCCATTCAGGTGAATCGAGTAGTTTTTGGAGTACTGAGTCCTCATGTTTTAAAGTGTCTATATACACAATTTTCCAGTCTTTGGCTTTCTTGCCTATTCGTGGAACAGCTTTAATGACGTCTGCATAAAGCCACTCATACCAAGCTTTGCGTATAGTGTCATTTTCGATTCTGTCTGGGTCTTCAAGATCATCAATGACTATTAGGCCAGGGCGATCATTTTTAAATAGAACACCACGGACTTGTTGCCCTGCGCCGCGAGGCCAGACAAGGGTATCATAAGCAACCCAGGCTTTTTTGCTGAATACCTCATCAAACTCAGACTTGTTAACATCTCGCTGTTTGAAGTCTCCGAAGAAAGCTCTAATTTCACGGTTTGTTACGAGTTCACGACGAAGATTTTCAGTCTGTAAAGACGCTGCGTCATGGCTTTTGTTGATGTAGCAAATGAATCCAGTGTGACGAAATAAGATGTAACGAGCCATTAAAGCAAGTGCTACAATTGAAGTCTTTCCCCAACCACGAGGAGCAGCGATTGCTACCTTTTGAGCAGGACCATCAAT